GCTTGTCGCCCCGGATTTTACCAACCTGGACTACGCGGAGGAGATGAGCCACGCGGCATTGAATACGCTCACCGCTCCCGGTGACCTAGTTGACCGGGCCCTGGTGATGAATGACAGAGCAACAAGTGGCATAGCAATGCCCTGGAGCCAGCTGAGTGGGCTGTACACCATGAGGCCAGGTGAGTTAGTGCTCCTGGCGGGCGGCTCAGGCCACGGTAAGTCAGCGCTGGCTAATCAGTTAGCCCTGCACGCCGTGACGCAGACAAGGCCAGACGGCGAGCCATACCGCTCAGCGATAGCTAGTTTGGAGCTGCCTGCGGAATATGTATTACACCAGATGGCGTCTATAGCGGGCACCGTGGCCGAGCCATCAGAGCATTGGATGCGCCGCGTTGGTCACTACCTGAATGACCGCATGGTGTTTGTGGATAGGGTGGACAGCATGTCACCTATGGAGGCACTGCAGACAGCTATAGGGCTGCGTAAGTTTTACGGCACCGACCTGTTTGTCCTGGACGGCCTGATGATGATCGGCCTGGGGGATGAGCTGGAGGCGCAGAAGATATTCACGCAGAAGCTGGCGGAGGTAGCTAAGGCGTTTGATATTTGCATCGTCCTGATCTGCCACATGCGTAAGCCGGCGGGCGGGGAGAACGCCAACCGCATGCCATCTGCACATGACCTGTTAGGCAGCAGCAACATACTGAACGTGGCGAGCTCGTGCCTACTGGTGCATCGAGACAAGGAGCTTATGTACAAGATCAACGCTGGGGAGGAGTACGACCCGACCCATCCTCATACGAGGATCATAGTGGCCAAGCAGCGCTATGCGCCATACGAGGGAATCACGAGTTACTGGAGCCACGATAAGTGCCGGGCGCTATGTAACAGCCGCAGCAAACAATACCGACCCATAGACATAGGAGCAGAGGACGGATGGAAAAGGAAACCGAAATCAGAGATGCAGCAGTCTACCTGGTCTCAGGGTGTGGACCCGACAGGTGGTATGCCTCCGAGGCAGCTGCGAGAGAGTACGTCGGAGACAGGTTCGGCGACCCAGACGGGCCAATACCCTTTCTGAAGAGCATGATGCTGTCTGAGGCATTTCTCAGGCTAAACGAGTTAGAGAGAAACAACAGGCTGGCCTGAGCTGTGCCTGATCCGAGTAGAAATCAACGTCAAGGAGACATAACTTTGAGTAATAATGGAATGACAAACTTTCAGGAATTCATCGGCTATGCGCGATATAGCAGATTTATTCCAGAGCTCGGACGGCGCGAGCACTTCAGCGAAACTGTACGGCGCCTTACGGACTGGTGGAAGGACCGTGCTGAGCTGACGGACAAGGAAGCCGAGGAGCTTTACGACTACACATACAACCTCAAGGTGTTCCCATCGATGCGTACCCTGTACACGGCAGGCCCTGCGCTCGATAGAGATCACATGAGTGCCTTCAATTGCACGGCCCAGGCTATCGACCACCAGGCTGCCTTCAGTGAGATGCTATATGTGCTCATGGTAGGTGCGGGCGCCGGCTTTTCTGTAGAGCGTGAGGAGATCAACAAGCTGCCGATAGTGGCCGAGACCTTCCACCCTACAGAGACGACCTTAAAAATTCATGATTCACGCATCGGCTGGTGTAAGGGCCTCAAGCAGCTCATCGCAATGCTGTATGAGGGTGAGATACCCAAGTATGACCTGAGTGCTTTGCGTCCAGCTGGGGCCGTCTTAAAGACGTTCGGCGGTCGCAGCTCAGGACCAGATCCGTTGGCTCGATTGTTCGATCACTGCATCGAGGTATGGAAGGGCGCAGCAGGCCGAAAATTAACCTCAGCAGAGGTCCATAGCGTGTGCTGCATGATTGGGGAAGTGGTGGTGTGTGGCGGGGTCCGCCGCAGCAGTTTGATATCACTTGGCAACCTGTCAGATGACAGGCACCGCCGCCTGAAGGTCGGAGAGTGGTGGCACGCAAACCCACACTTCCGCATGGCTAATAACTCAGCGGTCTTTACTGACAAGCCAGAGTTTGAGGCTTTCCAGGCTGAGATGCAGAGCCTTTACGACAGCAAGTGCGGCGAGCGCGGGATACTGAACCGCCAGGCAGTGAGGGCTAAGGCCGACGCTATCGGGCGCGACAGTGACCACAATTTTTTAACCAACCCTTGCGGGGAGATCAGTTTAAGGAATGGTCAGGCATGCAATTTATCCAGCGTAATTATCAGGCCAACAGACAGGCTAGAGGACCTGCTAGACAAGATTAGAGTCGCCACAATCTACGGGACGCTCCAGGCATCGCTCACAGATTTTCGATTCCTACGGGCCAAGTGGAGAAATCACTGTGAAGAGGAGGCGCTTCTGGGTGTCAGCCTGACCGGAATATGTGACCACCCTGTCATGTCTGGCAAGAAGGGCGAGAAGGTTCTCATCGAGTGGCTGACCGCTATGCGGAAGCAGGCCCGCGAGGTGAACAAGCGTTGGGCTAAGCGTTTGGGTATTAACCCGTCTGCTGCCATAACGACCATCAAGCCCGAGGGCACCAGCTCGCTTTTGAATGGATCATCCAGCGGCATCCACCCACGCTACTCGCGCTATGTGGTTAGGACGGTGCGCCAGGCGAACACAGATCCGCTGACGGCGTTCTTGAAGGATCAGGGTGTGCCGAATGAGCCGTGCGAGATGGACCCCTTCGGGACAACGATCTTCAGCTTCCCGATGGAGTCGCCAAAGGAGTCACTGACCACCGAGGAGGTTGGCACGGTTGACCAGCTAAAACTGGGCGCCTTGTACAACACCTATTACGCCGACCATCAGGTGAGCATGACCGTCTATTACAACGACGATTCATGGTTCCCGATGGTTGACTATATGTGGACTCATTGGGATCAGATGACTGGCGTGTCATTCCTCCCGAAGTTTGAGGGCAACACCTTCACACAGGCGCCGCTGAACGCCGTCGACAAGGCGACGTACCAGAAGCTGCTCAAGGCGCAGCCGGTAATCGACTGGTCGAAGCTGGCTGAGTATGAGGCGGGTGACGACTTCACCGAGGCGGGTAACCAATCTGCCTGCGAGGGTGACAAGTGTGAAATCTCATGAGTGCCCGCAGTTGGTGGGATGCAGCACATCCTCCCCGGCACTACGCACAAGCGATCTTGCAAATGGATACAAGGGAGCGGCAACGCTCCTTTTTCGACACCCATGTGCCTGAGCACTTGAAGGACATCGTGATGGAGCACGTCAAAACGGCCCTTGCGGTAGGAGGGGAAAAGTAATGGGAAAGGATCAAGACAGGGATGTCATAGCCCAGCAGGTTGAGGAGTTTTTAGCCCGGGGCGGAGAGATCCAGATTTGCGAAACAAAACGGGTGTGCCCCAAGAGGCTGCAGTGGATCGCAGACCGGGGCATGGACTATTCGGAGTGGGATGAGATAGGCGGCGACGACTGGTACAGGCGCTTTATCAAATCCAAGTTGGACGCAGAAGACTTTGAGGAGGATTGAATCATGGACGATGAAGTAGAGACAGAGGAGATAGTTTTGCTAGAGGAGTACGGAGACTGCCTCCTGGGTTGCGTCTACAGCGAGGACGGTTCGCCGGTCCCGGTGTACTCATCAGAGGGCGTCATTACCAAGCTGATGGATGGAGGCATGTCAGAGCCCGAGGCGGTCGAGTATGTGAACTTTGAGACGGACGGAATGCGCCTGATGTGGGTACATCCAATCGAGCTGGATGTCAGTTTTGATCCTTCGCCGACTCCGCATCTAAGGCTGGTTCATTGAACTGCTACTGCTGCGGCGCCCCAGTGATTTGGGGCGGCGATCACGACGATGAAGACGACGAGGGACGTGAGCTGATTGTTAGCAATCTCAGCTGCACAGAGTGCGACGCCTTCTACTTAATTTACTGGAACATTCAGGAGGCTACGGATGGCGTTCGGGAAGATTAAGAGGACCTCTGCGGACGCACACTTTTCCAAGTGTATCCGCATGGCCTCGACGATCAACGGCGAGCTTCGGCCCTGGCACTGTCAGCTTTGTGAGACTGATTATTCAGATCGCAATCGGCAGGGTCTGCAGTGCAGCCACTTTATAGGCAGGGGCATAACGATGCACGGGACGCATGGATATGCGGTGAGATATGACCCCTTCAATGCACTTTCGCTATGTGCCGCATGTCACGGTTATGTGGAAGCCCATCCAGTAGCGCACACAAATTTATACAGGGAGGTTTATGGATCAGTCTACGGAGCAGACAAGTCTGACGCGGCGCTTAATGCGCTTATTCGGAGGTCGGAGTGCAAGTCGCGAGCCCAGTACGCTCGCAACAATACCGCAGCCATCTCAACGTGGTATCTCGAGGAGTCCCGGCGACTCGAGGTTGAAATCGAAAACTTCTACAGCGGAAAGGAATCCGACTATGAAATCAGAAGCTATGTCCCCACTAGAAAGCCGCTTGAAATCAGTTGAGGACCTGCTGCTGTACTGCGCCACAGAGAAACAGCGAGAGGCCGTCGAGCTGGTGTATATCGAGGGGCTAACCAAGGCAGACGCAGCCAGGGCAATCGGGATAGACCGCAAGAGTCTCAAGGAGCGCCTGGAGCAGGTAGAGAGGCGCGCAGCTCGTGCCAACAACATAAAGCCAGAGAGGCAGATGGGTAAGCGGGTCGGCATCATTGGCGACACCCACCTGCCCTATGAGCTCGATGGCTACCTAGAGTTTTGCCAGGAGACGTTTGACCGGCACGAGGTAGACACCGTGATTCATATCGGCGACTTCGTTGATAACCACAGCCTGTCATTCCACGACTCTGAGCCAATGCTGCATAACGTGATGGGCGAGTATGAGTCTGCCTTTGAGCGCGCCCAGGATTGGTATGAAGCTTTCCCGGTGGCGACGTTGATCATGGGCAACCATGACCGCATCCCCGCCAGGCAGATGGCAAAGCTAGGCATGGCGCCCAGCATCTACATGAAGCCCATCGAGGAGCTGCTTGGAATGCCGGAGGGCTGGACGGTAGCCAACCAGGTTGAGATCGACAACGTGCTGTATCACCACGGTGAAACTGCCGGCGGCATTAACGGGTTCCGTAAGGACGCAGAGCAGCGTATGCGCTGCACCGTGTCGGGCCATAACCACAGCAACGCGGGTATCAGTGCCACGGCCACTGACCAGGAACTGGTCTGGGGTCTAGCGGTCGGCTGCGGAGTCAATCAGAAGCACATGGCATTCGCATACGGCAAGAACTTTGCCAAGAAGCCAATCATCTCGTGCGGCGTTGTGATCGATGGCGTGCCGCAGATTGAGTACATGAATCTCGGAAGCAAGATAAGGAGGAAGTATGCGGTCTGAGTTAGAGAGGGAGCACATGCGCGCAGAGCTGTGGCAGCTGATACGCGACGTGTCAGAGGTGGAAGAGATTCCTATGAGCTCAATACGCGAGCTGGCAGATGCCCATGTAATAGACGTGACGGCATACAGCAAGGCGTGGGACGCGCTGTGCGAGCAGGCGTGGTTGGTAGTAGAGGTGGCAGAGGATCGGATGGAGGCGTGCAATGAGTATTAACGATTCAAACGCAACAGACTGGAACGACGTGACGTCGAGGTTCTACGACAACCGAGCAATTCCTGCTGACGTTAAGCCGGAGTGCATGTTACCGGCTGACCACCGCGAGATGATGAAGGACGAGTGTTACGACCCAGTGAATCAACCTCAGCATTATACGGTCGGCCCGATCGAGGTGATTGACATCATTCGGCAGCAGCAAGGTTCGGCGGTCGAGTTTCATTACGAGGCCGCGCTCCTCAAATATGTTTTGAGGTGGCGCTATAAGAACGGTCTCGAAGATTTGGAGAAGGCCAGGGTCTATTTGGATTGGTTGATAGAGCACACAAGGCAGGGAGGCTAAATGGAGCACGAAATTAGTTACTACGTCCTCAAGATTTTTGCGTGGGGAGCAATATGGGCTATCGCCTTCGAGGCGATGGCTGCAAACAAGCGGCAAGGAGGCTAAATGAAAGAAGAAAATCGCTTTATAAAGCTGAGTAGAAAGGATGTTTCCGAGGGCGTAGAACTGAAGGGGAATCTATCTTATTTAAGTTGGGGTGTGGCCTGGACAAAGTTGTGCGAAGACTATCCCGGCAGCACATATTTTTATGGCGAGAAGGAGACATTTCCAGACGGCAGCGTGATGGTCGAGGTAGGGGTCACTGTAGAGGGTTTAACTCATACCGTTCGCTTACCTGTAATGGATAACCGTAATCGCAGTATTGCCAACCCATCGTCCCGAGACGTGTCGGATGCGAATCAGAGATGTCTCGTTAAGGCCGTGGCGATGCACGGGCTGGGGCTGTCTTTGTACACGAAGGTGAAGGGTCTGGTTGACGAGTCGCCGTTCGATGTTGTGTCGCGCCTTATCGATGAAGGTGACCACAGCAAGTTTCACGAGTACGTCACCGGGCTGGATGACCGGACCAGAACGGACTTGTTTAACGATGCACCGGCTGGTCAGAAGACCAAATTCAAGGACGCCTATCGCGGTGCCTTGAAGCACGCCAACCTGTTTTTTGACAGCGTCTCTGAGACTGTCGCAGAGGCCCGCACAGCGGACG